AACTGCGCTGATGGTGTTCTGGTTTGATGCAGGAACACGAGTTGCCTCTGCAATACCAGTTGCGAATGTGCCAGAAGCAAACATTGCAACATCACCGTCAGTATCTTCGTCAGCTACTGGTACACGGAAAGTCTTAGCATCCACTGCCATACGCTGGAACATAGGTGCGACTACAAGCTGCTGCTCCATCTCGGTGTAGATGTTCTGTGAGAAGTTGCTCAAGAACTGGTCTACTGTGGTAACTGCTTTAACTTTTTGACCTAGTTTTGTGTCAAATGGGTCACGACGATTCAGCAACTTTGAAAGAATAACAGCGTTAGCCATTTCTTTTTCAGAGAACTGAGCTGCATTGCGTGACTGCTCTTGGAATTGCATCTTTGAGCGCTGAAGAGATGAGATCTCTTCCTTATATTTTTCCATCTGAGCTTTTAGTTCTGCGACTTGCTCAGATTCGCGAGGTGTGTAAGCAATTTCTGCTTCGCCCTTCACGAGAGTTTGTTGGTCTTGTGCGTCTGACTCTTTTACGATAGCTTCACCGGTAGCTTTAACCAGCTCTGCAACTTGAGGCTCAGACACTTGAGCACGAGGTGCTTCTTTTTGTGTCTCGATTGCTACTTCTTTTTTAGCAGCTTCGAGATCAATTGTATCTACGACTTGATCAGCCATGTTGTCTTTCTCCTTTGTAGAAATGTTGTGAAGCTCTTCAGTCAGACTTTCGTTAGAATCTTCTTCTTCACTTGTTTGAGTTTTCTCGACTTGTGAAAGTTCATCTGCGTTCACATTAAGAACATTATCACAGTCATTTCCGTCAGCGTCAATCTCTAAAAACTTAAAGATTGGGCTTTGCTCTGTTGCGATATTTGCAACTTTATACATTTTTTGTTGGTAATTAACTAGATCACCATTTTGAAGTTCGCTTGCGTCTGTAGAAAGCAAGTTAACAAACGGGATAGATTCATTAGGGTCACGTGCTACAAACACTTCCTCTTCATCATCCTTTTCCATTTCGTCTTCAATAGCTTCCTCGGCTTCAGCTTTGACTTCAACATCATCAGTTTCAGTTTTTTCTTCAACTGCTTCGTCATCGTCTTTAGTTTCAATGACTTTTTCAGTCTCTGTTTTCACTTCAACCTCCATTTCAGCTATTTCTTCGATGACTTCTTCAGCCTTCTCTTCAATAGCTTCCTCAGATTTTGAGTTACTCATTGCTTCCTCCTCGGTTGGAGACATTGGACGTTCGTTTACAACCTCGCCCTCCTCCATATTATGAATTGGAACACCCATCATTGTAATATCATGTGTGTGGCCTTCGGCCTCAAGCACAACACCAGCAACAATTTTGTGAGCATGGTTAGCCATATGCGATGCGTATGTGGTAACACCATTGCCAGTATCATCCATTTCTACGGTATGATAATGACCTTCGCTCACGTCGGTAATTCCAGCTTTAATTTTACGCATCATCTTGATTTCGTTTTCGTCTGCCTCTTTTAGAGACTTTTTAAATTCATTAAATTCATCGTCTGAATCAAATGATTTACGAATTGAAAATAGTGAGTCTTGATTGCAAGGAACGGATACGACAGAAATTTCAAGAAGTTCAACATCAGTAATCATCATTGAATCATCATCTCTATTATATTTACCATCCTTGACACGAAAACCTACACTAAAACTCTTTAAAGCACCGTCACGAATCAAGGTTTGTACACCATGAGTCTTTTCGGCTGCTTCGCTAACTGCACCTTCAACAAAGATACCTTTTTTATCGACAGTAATTTTTTCAATACGGCCGATAGGACAATCATGTTTATGTTGGAATAACATTACAGGATTTTTCCTAAAGTTCTCAACTCCTTTTGCCCAAGCTTCAGCAGTGACAACATCTCCAGCACGATCTTTTGAAGTTGTATTTGCATAGCCAGCAATTTTAAGAGCTTTTGAACCTTTTTTAAGACTCTTTGTTTCGAAAGCACTATTTAGATAAAATGTTTTATTCATCAGTTACTTCCTCGTTTTCTGATTCCCCTTCTAGGGGTCTTCCACCTTGAGTAGCATCAGTTGCACTACCTGTGATGTTTTGTGGTACTCTTATACTATCATTTCCTTCCAATTTTGGAAATCTTAATCCTTCACGAGCTTCATTTGGGGTTATAATTCCAGTGTTTACCAGAGTAGAGTAATAAACTGCCTGCGTTCTGTTATCTGGTTGCAATGCTGGAACGGATAATCTATCAGGTCGTATAGTGACACCGCCGTTAAAGAAGTGCTCAAATGCTGAACAGAATTGATTTAAAATAGGTAAGATAGTATGTAAGTAAAATAATTTTTGATTGGCATCGATATTAGCATTGTTACCTGATTTTAGGAGAACATAGGGAACTCCTATAGCTTTTGCCATATCTTGCTGAATACGTTCGATAGAGTTTTCAAAATCTAATTGGTCAAAGTTAACTGTTGAGAATTTATCAATTTTTAGTCCTCCGTCTAAGATAGCTGGATTCCTAGCTCCGTCAAAAATGGTAGTATATGTAGAACGCCACGCTTCTAAAAGTCTTTGTTTAACTCTTTGAGATAAAATATTATCAGTAGTTAGTACAAAACCAGGAAGAGCATTGTTTTTAAAGAACTGGCGTTGAAATTTAATCATATAGTAGTATACTTCCATTAAGCCTAGAATAGATTTTAACTTTGATACTCCTCTAAAGATAGAGTTTTCGTTTTCAGAATATATGTGAATAATTTCATGGGGTTCAAAACGAATAGCTTCTGCTTTACGGGTTTGTTTTCCTGCCCCAAATCCATAAAAATCATTAGACTGCTGATTATGAACTAGATAATTATAATGAGAAACAAATGTTTGAGCGTCAGGAACTACTTCGACATCATTAGCGGGCAGTAAAAATAAATCTTGTCCATCGTAATAAAAGAATGCGTTTCCGTCAAGCATATAATCTAGTAAAGCGCGCCTAAACATACGAACCCTATCCTCAAAAGGATTTGGTTTGTGATTTAACATTCTATTTACTTTTTTAGCCGGAGAGTTACCTTCTACAATAAGAGGAATCTCTACACAACCATTAATAACCATCTCAACTGATCGATGAACTACTTCAATTTCACGATAAGCCTGTTCAAAATCTACAATAGTTTCTGGAGAAGCAAAAGGCTCAAGAGCAGCTATAGAGGGTTGTGCCGGGTTAAGTTTTTGTGCTATCCAACCTCTAAAGCCTAGTTTATTTTCATCTGCCATTTTTTGCCCTTTGAATATCTAACCAATTTTTTATTTTTAAAGTTAGATGATTAGAATATCTTTGTCCGTAAATATTATGTAATTGTTTGTGATGCATACTACATAATGTAAATAGATTTTCGTGACTTAGGTCATTTTCACAATCTAATGAAAACTGGACTCTTAAAATATTTATAGTATCTACATCCTCAATTACGGATATTTTATTTTTGTCACACCAATTATTAAAAAGTTCGCTAACACTAAATAAGTGGTGTAATTCTAAAGTGTCTGTTTTACCACATATATAACACTCATCACGAAGTTTGTAATCTTTTTTGATAAAATCTCGTATATATTTTATGGGAATACGCTTTAATTTATTCACTGTACTATACTTTCATTATCTGTCCAAGAGTTATTTTTAAATTTTTCTATTATGTTCCATCTCATAGAATAGTGATCAGGATTTTTGTTTAATCCTACATCTCCTTCTGGTAAGTTTAATACTTTTCCTGATACAGTTCTCAAAAAATCTAAATTATATTTTTTCTTGATTAAATAAGATATGATAATATCATCACCTCTTTTAGGGTATCCTATCTTCTCTATGCTATTCCTAATCGAGTCAAGAGCTTCTTGTTTTACTAACATAACAGACCCTACTAGAAAGTCAACATTTTTGTCTTCGCACCAGTGATCTAAAAGTTGTTGATAAGAGTTTGAGGAACTTACCTTTGTTTTACCGTATATGCCTGTTATAGGTAAGTTTAGATTCATCATTTTTTCCACAAGATTAGGGTGCGGTAATAAATCGTCATCAATTACTAGTTTAAATTCCTCATCATACTCAAAACACCTATGCCAGCGTTCCATACACATCCAATTTGTTTCATTATTGATGACATCTATAGGTTGACCTAGGTAAGGAAAATGATCTTCATTATTATTATTAATAACAGTAATAGGCATAATGTTTCTATAACCATTGATTATACTAAAAACATTATTAAATCTTTTATAATTAAGAACTATTAATCTTACGTTACTAAGCATAGATAGAAATATTACTCATTTTAGAGTGGGTGTATATAGCATACCTCACAGCGTCGCACGGATGAGATGCCCAATCATGCACGGGTTTAGGTGTTTCTGTGTTGGGGTTCCATCTATATGAGCTCATAGCGGAAAATGTATGAGAAGCACCTACGGTATCAAAGAAGAGTCGGTCTGACTCAATCAGTACCTGCAAAAAGTTAATACCATCATTAACAGATTTAATCGCGTTTTCACAGTATATATCATAATCATAAGCGAAATCCGCCTTAACTTGTTGTGCTGCTGAATCGATATAAATGGAATCAATGTTCCATTCATCTATTTTTTCTTGGATAGCAGAGGCTAACTCAGAAGTAGTAGATTCTTTCGAAACATACTCATCAATTATAAAATAGTTTTCTCCATCAAAGCCAATAACTACAAAAACATTCTCATCTCTATACCCCACGTCAAGACCTGCCAAAACTTCAGCAAAACGCTCTCCTACATAATCATTAATATGTTTTGCTTCATCTAAGGCTTCGTAAATTTGAGATTCTGTAGTAGTCCATTCGCACTCGTACTCTTGAGCAAACAAAGCACGAGTGATAGATTTGCGCGCCTCTTCAATATCCTTTTCAGAAAGTAAAGGATTTGATCTCCAGGTATGTATAGAAGAACCCCAATCATCATATTCTTGATCGTCTCCTCTTAAAAAATAATTATATAAGTAATTACCTTTCCCACGAGGAGTTGATATCCAGAGACAACGAGAATCTTTAAAAGTTGAAAGAGCTGGTCTTAGATCTCTGGTAAAATATTCATCATTAGGTATGATGGCAGCCTCGTCAACTATAAGTAGATTAGCAGCACGACCTACAAGAGAATCTCGGTTATTAGCAGAAAGTAATCTAAATATAGAGCCATTAATCAACTTAACAACTTTGTCTTTTTGATTAAATTTGTCTACTTCAATATCTAGTTGTTTTATAAGATCAGTAACATAGTCCCATATAATAGAAGAGAGTGAAAAATTAGGAGCCACAACCATAACTTGCTGACCAGGTTCTAAAAGCTTTGCAAAAGCTAAAATAGCTGCTGAATAGGATTTTCCTGTGCGACGTGCGGCGATATGAACAAAAAATCTGTTCTCATTTAATCCCTCAATCATAGCTTGTTGAGATTCATTAAATTGAACAGGTGTTGGAAGTTTTGTTAATAGTTTATCAACATTTAATCTAAAGAAGTTTTCGGGCATTATTTAGGAAACATACCAAAAAGAAGAGAAAGAGTAGCAATAATACCACCAACAACACCGCCTACCCACAAAAGTGTGCGTAATGAAGTTTTGCCTTGAGAAGCTAAATCATTTACATCATTTAGTTTTTCGTGCATTACTTTCATCTCAGAAGACAAAGAAGCTAACGTAGTAATGATTTGCGCGTAACGCTCTTCACAAACAGCTTCATGAGCTGAAATATTAGCCTTGTTAGTTTGAGACCTTTCATGCAACCTATCTAATTCAGTTTGAATTTGGTTAAGTTCGCGTTCATTACTACTCATTACTACTCCGCATAAACCAACTGTTTAGAGTACCATACAGGGATAGTAAATCGTTGGCTATTTTTTATTTCTTTTACGCCGTGATTATAATCACCATTAGAAGGGAATACAACGGCCATTCCTTTTTTGGGACTAATTTCTATATCATGATCTGGAAAATATATCTCACCACCTTCATAATCATCATTTAGATAAAATATTACAGAATAGTCTCTGTATTTCGTTGGGTGTTCCATGTCTTTTACATGATCAGGGGCATCTTCTTGCCACGAATTATCAGAATGTACACTCATACTATCACCAGGATTCCAGAAGGTCAATTCAGTATTGTCTGGAAAAGCCAGTTCACCAAAATTTTTATAAATTAAAGTTTGTCCTAGATATCGAGCATAGTTTAAAGCACGTTCAACACTTCCAAAGGGTGCTTGCATATTTCGATGTAAAATTTTATAGCTGAGTGTTTTGTTTTTGAACTGCCCTATCACTTGGGCATCATTTATAAAAGCTTTTGGATTTTCTTTAATAAACTTTACAAGAAAATCACAAGTATCAGGAGTTAAGGCATTTTCAATTTTAACAGGAGCCATTAGTTAGCCCCTGGTGAAGCAGGTACTCCTGGAACTCCAGACCCAGCGGCTTGAGAAGCTTCTTTATGTCTTAATTGTGTAATTAGTTCGTAACGCTCTTTGCTAAATACAAAATAACAAGAAACTGGTAATTCTACCCTAGAGTCATCTTGTAAGATAAAAAATCGAGATTGAGCTCCCTCATTAATTCCATCTTCTTTTACGTCTTTAAGTGTCTCAAAAGTCCAAGATCCTTGTCTTTTGAATTTTACTGTGTAAGTAATCAATTAAACCTCCATAAACAGTTATGTTTTGATTATATAGTTAACAACACTGGTTGGCAAGGTCGCACTTAAAGCAGGAATGGTTAGTGCTGGAATAGAAAGTCCAGGTACGCTAAGAGCAGGAATTGAAAGACCTGGCACAGATAAGCCTGGAATTGAATGGTCGTGGTTTGCTACAGCTAGAGCCGGAATTGTCAAAGCTGGGATTGAAAGACCCGGTACAGATAAGCCTGGAACAGATAAACCTGGAACTGAGTGGTTGTGGTTAGCAACCGCCAGAGCTGGAATTGTCAAAGCTGGAATTGAAAGACCCGGTACAGATAAGCCTGGAACAGATAAACCTGGAACTGTATGAGTATGCGCAGCCTGAGTCACCCCAGTCACTGCTGAACTAGTAGAAGAGTCTTTAGCTGAAGTAGCAAATGTAGCTGTAGGTACTGTTAAGTCTCCATCACCGTCTGAGCCTGTTGTGCCGCCACCTGTTGTTCCAGTACCTGTAGTTCCAGTTCCAGTTGTTCCAGTACTAGTACTGTTAGCTACCGTTACAAGACTTGTTTTAGTTCCAGAGGTTCCAGTACCTGTAGTTCCAGTTCCAGTTGTACCAGTACCTGTTGTTCCAGTACCAGTACTGTTAGCTACCGTTTCAAGACCTGTTTTAGTTCCAGAGGTTCCAGCACCAGTTGTGCCGCCACCTGTTGTACCAGTTCCAGTAGCACTTGTGCCTGTTGTACCCGTACCTGTTGAAGATGAACCAGTCTGTATCACAGAAGAGGCAGCAGCTGAACCAGTCTCTGCACCGAGAGTGGCATTATTAGAGCCTTTGCCTAGAGGAACACGGTCACGAAGATCAGGAAGCCCAAAAGTCGTAGAGCCATCACCTGTACCATAAGCAGTACCGATAACAGCAAATAAACGAGCATAGGTTGTACGATTAACATTTGAACCGTCACAAAGCAGCCATGCGGCATTAGGAACAGAGGCTCCTCCAAAAGGTAAAATTGACCCTGAAGGTATGATTTCAAAACCTCCAGCGGTTGATCCGTCATGTACTCTGACATTTTTAGTGTTATTATCTACAGATAACTCACCAGCCCCGCCGGTGAACGAGTTATTTTCTGCTGTCGTGCCTCGTCTTAATAATAGTTGTGTACTCATTTATTGCTCCTTAAAGTGCTCCTAAGTCAAAAATACCTGTAACTGTAAATGTGTTAGATGAATTAGTGCCTATAGATAAGTTTCCTGTCACATCCATACTGTAGGTAATCGTATTCATCGAAACTGCAATATTATCTGCTGACAAGTATCGAGAAAAGTTTAATGTACCGCCTGTATTAAACGTACCATCACCAATTTGTTGGTACATTTGATTAAAAGGCGCATAATAAACAATTCTATTTCTTAGGTTAGTGCCTTCAATACTACCAAATATAGCAAATCCATTAGCAGTATAACTGCCCATCTGAGTACTACCACCGATAAGAAGATTACCAGTGGTTACACCGTTACCAACTGTAACAGTAGCATCATCACTAATTTCAAACTTTGAGGTAACGTCTCTTCCAAGACCTCCCATAAACGGTGAAACTTTTATACTCATAATAACCTTTCTAACATAATTAACCTACGTGGTCAATATAATTCTTAACTGAAGGCTCCACAGTCTAGTATACCTACAATAGTAACTGTATTTGAAGCGTTTGTTCCTAGTGTTGTGTTTGCTACTACTGCTAAATCATTTGAG